GGTATGTACTTCTTAATGATTTGTGCCTTGGCACCTTTGTCATTTAATACTTGTCTTAATACATCTTGATACTTTTTATCTTCAACAATCTTATCTAATTCTATTTTACAATGTCTTAATTGGTCTTTCATTTCATCTAATTGTTTTCTAATATTTGCTATATCTTCATCCTTATTTTTAAATACTTTTAAATCTTCTTCTATGCTATCACTATGAGTTTTTAAACTATCTAATGACGTTTCTACTTTTGATAAATCAACATTTAAACTATAAATCTTATCTGCTACTTTATCGTATTCAGTTATTTTTTCACCCATATTTACAAGTTCTTTTAATAACTTTTCCATACCATCTTGTAATGTATTAATCTTACTCTTCTCTTCATCACATTTTTGATGTTTAAATTCTGGAGATAATGGTTGTGTACAGGTTGGACATACATCATTTTCTTCAAAGAATTTTAAAGAGTTCTTATGTCGTTCTAAATTTTGTTCAATCTTCGCTTCTATTTTATTTAATTTTGTATTCTTGTTATCAACATCAACTCTATCTTTTACACACTCTTTAGCTGAATCTATCTCTTTATTAATCATAACCATCTTACTCTCATACTCTAGTCTATTCTTGGTATTCTGCTCAAACACCCTATTTCTATGCGTTTGGACGTCTATATCCTTGTGGAGAAGGGTGTCCAAGTACTTTGCTTCAGTCTGATACTTGGTTTCTATAAGCTCACATTGATGTCTTGTTTCTGTTATTTTATTCTGTAAATCTCTTTGTTGACCACTCAATATTGTATCCATTCTACTAAATGCTCTTATGTCTAAAATCTCTTCAACGACCTCTCTTCTAAAACTTGCTCTCATTTTCATAAATGGCATATAAGAAGAAGACCCTAATAATACTACTTGACAAAACGACCTATAGTTGCACCTCATAATATTACTTTCAAGATACTTTTGATAATCAATTGCGCTTGCGTCTTGACTCATTAATTGTCCATCACAATGTATTTCAAAGATGTTTGGTTTAACACCTCTTATAACTTTATACTCTTTTGGTCCTACATTAAATTCTAATTCAACCTCACAACCACCATTGTTAATAGTGTTCACCATCTGGTCTTTTTTAATAATACGAAATGGTCTATTAAATAAAGCAAAACATAATGCGTCTAACAAAGTAGATTTACCACTTCCATTAGAACCTATAACTAATGTTAGTTGAGATTTATTTAAATCAATAACAATTGGAACATTGCCTGTTGATAAAAAATTCTTATAAGATATTCGCTTAAACTTTATCATAATATAAAACTAAAAATTAATATTTTGGTTTCAAATTCTTTCCTAATCCAACATAAGGGTGTAAACCTGGTGTCATTACTTTTGATTTTTGGTTTGGAGGATTCATAAAACAATTACCTGATATACTTATTCTTGTTCCTGGTGTTCTATAAGGAAATACTTCGTGTCTTATTTGAGCAGGAAATATCCACATATAACCTTCTTCAGGTAAATATTTGTATGTGTGTTCTGCCCATTTTGGTTGAGAAGCTTCCCCATAATGAAATCCTATAACTCCTGGACCAAGACCAGTTCCTTCAAATGCTTTTCTTTCTTCTTCTAGGTCTGGTGTTTTTAAATATATAACCCAAGAGAATTGTCCACCGTGTGTATGTTCAGGATTCGTTTCTCTTTCTTTCATAAAATTAATCCACAAATCCATTAATGTAAATGATTTTGAAAATTGTGATTCATCATATGGTTGTCCAATAAATGCACAAGCACCTTCAACATATGCGTCTATATATGGTTGAAATTTTTGTATAAACCAATTTTTATCTTCAACACTATAAGTTCTTTGGTCCCCTAATAGACCTGCTAATCTTTTATTAGCTGTACCTGGTGTACTGTCTTTACCTCTTTTTAAAAGTCCTTTAAAAAAATCATCATCTATTTTCATATAAGCACAATATGGTCCAAAATTTAAATGTCCTAATACTTGTGCTTGTTCTTGATTAGCAGGATTATTCATCTGTGCCTCAACTTTTTGTTGAAATTCTTCCCTTAATTTTTTTTCTTTTTGTTCTGTTTCTTCTTTTGCTTTTTGTTTTGCTTCATCACCCTCTGGTTCGCCAATTACCCAATTGTGTTCCCTTGATTTTCTTGCTTTTTCTTGTAACTCATTTAACTCATTTGCCTTTTGTTCTTTTTCTTTTTCTCTACTCTTTATACTCATTGATTTACCTCGCTATATAGTTCTTTAGTATAATCTTTTAATTTACTTTTGTCAAGGTCCGTATCAAGTTGGTCAATATACTTGCCCAAAAATGTAAGTGTATCTTCACCTTGTTCTATTAAGTCTTCTTTTACACTAGCAGTTACATCACTAGTATCCTCAAAAATATTTAGTTCGTGTATATTCAATGTACTATACAACCTATTGATAAACTTATCATACATATCTTCATCTGTTTTTTGAGATATAAACAGTTTAATATAACTGTTATCAAATCTTGATATGTTTAACGTATTATAATCGTGTTGTGTATCATCATACACTATCTTTTTAAAGATTCTTATTGGGTTAGGTATTCTAGTTAACTCTCTAGTATCTGTATCAAATATATGAAACCCTTTTGGATCTTTATAATCGTTCCACGTAATTTCATATTGTGTACCTAAATAATATATCCGACCATCATCTGATTTCTTATGAAAGTGTCCTGATATAACTTTTTCAAATCTATGAAACATTGATTTATCTAACCCTTGTTCGTTCATAAATCCTCTATTCATTTCAAACCCTTTAATTTCTAAATGCCCCATACATATTTCCGCATTTGAATTTTCAATAGCATATAAAGAATCTTCATACGTATCATCACATATCCAAGGCATAAACAAAATCTTTAAACCATCTAGGGTTACTTCTTTTGGTTTTGCATATATCCAAGGTTCATTTTCACCATCATAAGTTGTACATAATTCAGTAATTGCATTTACATTATTTGTATTCTTATAATAAGTATCGTGGTTACCCAATATAATATGTGTATCTACCTTTTCTTCCCAAAGTCTTTTCATAAACTTTTGCCGAAAGAAATTAGCCGTCTTATAGTTTATAAATTTTCGTCTATCAACTACGTCACCTAAATGTACTAATGTCGTGATGTTGTGTTCTTTTATATATGGAAAAAACACTTCATTATAAAACCGTTCTTGATACTGTACAAAATGAGGACTATCATTCCGACAACCAAAGTGTGTATCGTTTAGTAGGGCAATCTTCATTGATAATAATTCTCCAATAGAAAGTCGTGATAACTTGGAAACTTTTCAACTTCCTTTTTCCATTTTTCTTTACGTTCATCTAATTTCTTTATGTATGGTTTCATAAATTCTTTTATATATTTCTCACTCTTATGTGTTAGATTTATCATATTAGGTAAATCAGTTGGTGCCCAATTGAAACCAGCCGCTATATAATGTAATCCATATTTACCTGGCGTAAGAGCAGGATCAACAGGAAACTCCGAATTAAGATTTCTTTGTAAAGCAGCTTGTAAATATCCAAGCATAATTTTAGGTTTAAAATTAGATAAACTTTCTTCCCATACTTTTTCGTTATTTGCTTTCCAATATGGTGTATCATTTCTTGTTGATAATGCATAATGCAACCCAACAAATTCAGCAAATCCATAATAAATAGATTTACAAGCAAATGTAAAATTATCTCTATCCCATTGTGTAATATTATTTCTTCTTAAATTTCTTACCAACATCATTAAAAATTCGTGTACTGAAAACAAACCATTACTCTCTAATGGTTCAATAAATCCAGCAGATAGTCCTATAGCAACAACATTTTTAACAAATAATCTTTCGTGTATACCAGTTCTCATTTTAAGATTTCTAAATTCGTGTTCTTCATTACCAAACCCAGGTCGTACACCTGCTAAATGATTTTTAAATTCTTTTAAAGCAGTTTCATCATCTACAAATTTATCTGAATAAACATAACCTGTACCAACTCTACTCCACAATGGTATATTCCATACCCAACCGTTCTCTATTGCTGTGCAATTGGTAAACGCTTCTATTTCTTTTTCTTTATCAACATAAGGAATCTTTGTTACCCACGCTTTATTATTTGGTAGATTTTGTAAAGGTTCAAAAGATTCTTTTAATGCACCACCTAAAAGCATTGATTTAAAACCTGTACAATCAACATATAAATCTGCTGTATGTTTGTTTAAAGAAACAATACCATTTTCATCTTGTTTAATATCTTTTATATCTTCTTGAATATATTTGACACCTCTAGGGATACAATAATTATCCTTCAACCATAGACCAAATTTAATTGCGTCAAACTGATAAGCAGAATCACGGTCAACTTCAAAATCGTAAAAATTATAAGTACCCTTACGTTGATTAATTAATGCCATAACAGGAGAAAAACAATCAGCATAATCTGAAACCGGTGTTTCTGGATTAAATGCCTTTTTCATCCACCAATCATTATAATTTAATTTAGTTCCTCGTATGTCAACTGAACCAAAAGGATAGTGAAATGCCGCCTCGTCTTTTCCATTAAAGTCTGTAAACTTAATACTAAATTTAAGAGTGCCATCTATTTCTCTTAAAAATTCTTTATCATCAATGTCTAAAAATTTTGTCCATTGTCTAATTTTTTGTATTGTACTTTCACCAACTGATATTGTTGGAACGTTAGGTGATTCTAATACTGTTATATCTTTGTTGGGAAATGCTCTAACTAAAGTAGCCGCCGTCATCCAGCCAGCAGAACCTCCACCAACTATTATAATCTTATTAATTTTCACTTCATTTTCTCATTTCGCTATATGTTGTTTTATTATGAATAACAACCTCGGAATTAGTTTCAATCCATAATCTCGCACCACACTTTCTTGGTTTATCTGGACTATAAATCATTTCACTAGGACCAAGAATATCAACTTTACTACCAT